CATGGTAAAGTACCCGAAAATCATGTAATTGTTTTTCTTGATACGAATAAAGAAAACGTCAAGTTGGATAACCTAGAGTTGTTAACGCGCGGCGAACTTGCCTTGATGAATAAAGGTAATTACTTTTCAACTAACCCAGAGATAACTAAAGCAGGTATTTCGTTAGTTAGATTTGACTCTAAATTATTCGGCTTAGAAATACACAAAGGAAATGAAGAGTTATTTAAAGAAAAGTTGTTGTTGGCAAATTCAAACGGAGTTGAAACAGGTACATTCATGGCAAGAATTAGAAGAGGCTGGACTATGAATCAAGCAGCTAATAAACCCTTAAATTTTAGATTCTCTAAAGGAGTGATCTAATTGTCTAAGAAGCGCAACAAAAAGAAACCTAATCCCGTTTATTTACGCGGATTGGAAGAAGGCGAAATGAAAGGTATAGCTAAAACAACATACAGAATAACAGATTCCATTGACCGATTCAGCAAAATGGAAGGCGTAGGGAAAAAGACGATGGATAAGCTATATGAAGCATTTAACATCAGGTTGGATATCACAGACGAAGAAGAGAAAGAGCTGCAGAGGAAATGGGGGAGGTTTAAGTGAGTAAGTTAGAAAAGTGGTTAATTATAATAGTCTCTATTTGTTCCATATCTTTAATTGTAGCTGTTTTAATTTTATCCATAGAGAATAACCACTTAAATAAAGAAAACGCTAAATACATTAACGAAATCGAATATTTGGAAGGTAGTAATGACTTACTCCAAGAAGACAATCAGGATATGCAAGATCGCATTTGGAATTGGAATCAGCAGATGATGAAGGAGAGTGCGGAATGAAAAGGGATGCATGGGTTTTACGATTAAAAGAGGAAGTTTCGAGTGAAGATTTGGACGGACGACCTTATTATCTTTGCGACAATGAAGCAACTGATTTTTTAACAGCAAATGTAAACAGGGCTGAAATCATATGGGATAAAGAAGAGCAGATACAAGACATGAAAAACTATGATAAACACATGATTAAAAAGTTTGGTCTCGATTCGATTCGTAATTTTGGTTGGCAAAACATTTCTAAAAACTTTGATTTTCTCAAAGTAGAAGTGGTGGGTGAGGAATGAGTAGATTCAAATGGCATATTACTCGATTAAACGAAAAACCAAAAGTCGTAAGACACTACAAACACGTGAATAGAATGTTTGATTTTGTATCGCGTAATCCGTCAATGTTTCGTAACAGGTGGCTAGAAATCTACAATCATGGTGAATTAGTTACAAGAATCAATTGGTCGAAAGTAATAGAATTAAAAAACAGAAAATTAAAAGAAGGAGAGTTAAGAAATATTATAAGAGGACTTGACGGAAACGGAACACCTAGAAGAAAAATAAAAACTGGTGATGAAAAGGTGTTAATCAGATGAAAGCATATAAAGTATATGACGAATATAATCATGAAGGTTATCAAGATGTCGTTTTTGCAACAACAGCAAATGAAGCGAAAAAGAAAGCTTTTATTTCTGCTAATAGTTGTCAAAATGCCGAATGGATAGATATAAGGGTTAATAGAGTTCCGTATTTAGATGGCTTAGAGAAAAGGACACACGAAGAAATAATGTATGTAGCCATACTCAATGGGTGGTGGTATGAATTTGAAGACGTTAGATATGATGAAGAAAATATAGGCGAAGCTATCAAAAAAGGAGCAGTTGTACCATATAAAACAATTGGGGATGATTCAGATTAGTAAAGAGCGGTTGGAAATAAACCATGCAATCGAAGTGATAAAGAGAGAAACTGTCATTGCAAAAGGATTAAACAATTCTAATTATAATGTTAGTTTACCTATTGATTTAGCTGTGATACTTATCGAACAAGCTGAACGTGTGGAATATTTAGAAAAAGAGTACAAAGTAAGACGGGTTTGTTATTTAGAAGAACATATAGATAGGTTAGAAAAAGAGTTAAATAACTATCGAGGGCAATACTTTAAAACACAATCAAAGCTACGCGATTTTAGAAAGGAAGCAAACATCATACAAGGGTTCTCGAGAGAAAGAATCATTAGCAGAACGGCATTTGATTTAAGTTGCGACATAAGGGATTTGATGGTCGAATTAGGCATGAGAAATGATTAACACACTAGCAACAGCAATCAGTTTAAACATACTCATACTGGTTGCTTACTTGCTAAATTATGAGAGGTGATGAAATGAATTTTAAATTTGGCGACATACTGGAAAATGGATATACAAGCGAAATCAATCCTTACAGAAAATCAATATTTTTAAGAAAAACAAATAAATTTATTTATGTAAGGGGATTTGATGGCACTTTAAGCGAATTCTACAATGACGGAAAACACAAACTTGTTAAAGTCGGCAGTGTTATTGATACCGATAAAATGAAAGTTTACACCGATGAAATGAAAAATAATAAAGATAAGTGGACTGCCCCAAAAAATGATGGAGAATCCAATTAATGAACTACTGCTTATTCTATAAAATCTGCAAAGACACACATCATAAAGTATATGTATATGATCAGTTTGATTTTAAGGAGATTAAGAAAATGAGTAATGAGGGGTGGCGGAGGATATATGTCTAAAATAAAAGTAGATAAAGTTGACTATTGGAAAGATATGTTAGGTATTCACATTCAGGCAATCAAAGACGGTGAGCCAGTTGGTGGTATAGCAATAGTGCAAAATGAATTAGAAATGATGATTTATATAAAAGATAATTTTGTATTACCTGAATAAATAATGTGAAGGGTGGCGGACGGTGTGAGGATAGGTAAACTCGAGAGACTACTAGAAGTGATTGAAAACGAAATGAGTGACAGGATTAGAGAACTTGCAAAGCGCAAGATAATTGAAAATAACCTCTTAACAAATGACGAACTCGAAACTTTACATGCTGCTTACGGAAACGCACAAAAAGAAATCAGCGACTTGAAAAATCATAACGATATATTGATTAAACGAGTTAAAAGATTAGAAAGACGTTCAGGTAAATTAGGTAAAGATTTATTAAAGTGTAAAAACGAGTTGAGAAATCCTAGTCCTGATAAAGATGAATGGAAACAATTTAATAAAGCGAATAGGCAAGGTAAATGATATGCATAATAACAGCTTCACAGAACTATCCAAACATAAAATAATCTCAATTGAGAGTGTGGTATTTAAAGACAACGTAGTTAAAGCTGTCTTGACTACCACACAGTTTAACAGAGTGACAACAAAGCCTTACTGGTTCAGTTATCAAGATTACACGAAAGTAATCGAGCAAATGTATATAGGAGAGTGATGAAATGAACACACTAATAAAAAAAGTAGAACGGTGGTCACAAGACAGAGAGTTACACAAGAGTAATTCTGATAAGCAACTATTAAAGGCTCAGGAAGAATTCGGCGAGGTTATACAATCTTACTTAAAAGACCAACCAGAAGAATTAAAACTTGAGCTAGGCGATGTATTAATCACATTGATTATATTCGCACAACAGCAGGATATCGACTTAAACGAATGTTTAGAGTTAGCTTATAACAAGATATCGAATCGTAAGGGTGAGCTAGTGAATGGCGTTTATATTAAGCAAGAGGATTTAGTTAAATAAAAGGGAGAGATCACATTGAAAAAAACATTATTATCAATATCAATTGCAGGTGTAATTTTATTATCTTTCGGTGCTGGTGTATTTGCTGCTGAAAACTGGTTAAACTTCGAAGGTGAACAACAAGCAGAAGACACAAAAGACAACATTGAATCAATTATGAGTATTATGGACAATCTGAATGACGGTAAAATAAATGCAGAAGAAGCAAAAAAAGAATTAGAGAAAGAAATCAAAAAGAAACAAGACAGAATAGACGAATTAGAAGCACAGGCTGATGATAATAAAGATTCCAAAGAACACATCAAGCACCTTGAAAAAGAGCTGGAAAGAGCAAATAAAGCAGTTAATAAAGTGTTCGAGAAGTCTGAAAAGGAATTGGAAAACGCTAAAAAATATGAATAGAAGGAGGTAATCAAATGAACGGTTTTGAATTATATAAATTAGAACAAGCGTTTGAAGGAATGAAAGTGATTATTAAGCCACTGGTAGAACAGCAAAAGTCATATTATGACGAATGTATTAAGCAAGGGTTTAGTGAAGAAGAATCATTAAAATCATCAATAGGATATATTAATTTAATAATGGAAATGTCTAAAAAAGACGATTAAAGGAGCAAATTATGCTAACAACTATAAAAGTAATTTTAATTATAATAACGATTTTAATGGCGATAGGAATTGTGGCCACAAAAGATAATAATGAGCGACTTAATTTAACGGTCGCTTTCTGTACATCAGTCTTAGCGTTAGTGGTATTACAAATATATGTGTGAAAGAAGTGATCAAATGAAGCCGGTAAATATAGAAGAATGGTACGATCATGGTCTTTATCTTAGCAAAATGAATGACGACGGAACTGTAACTGCAATAAACAAATCAGATTTAATTGAAACTGAACTTAACTATGAACTAGGGATTGAACCTAATAACTTAATCGGCAGGATATTATTAATAATTATAGCGATACCTTTTATGTTTAAAGCAATGAAATAAATGGATTAAAACTTAGTCAAAGTGGGAGATTCGAGGTTATTTTGCTCAAGGCATTATAGCACAAATCACAAGGAGGGGTCCTGTGGGAAAAGAAATTAATCTTAAAGAAAATGCAGTTTATATTGTTAAGAATGGCAAATGCGAAAAAGTAGACACACCAGGTGATGGTTTTGGGAAGCAGGAGATTACATGGCAAAACGGAAAGCCAACACATTATGAAGTTAGTTATACGAAGAGGTGAGGGGACAAATCAATGAAAAAGAAATGCTCGAAATGCGAAGAAACAAAGAATTTAGATGAATTTAATAAAAATAAAAATAGAAAAGATGGACATGAAAGTCAATGCAGGGAATGCAGAAAGGAATATAAAAGAAAGTACAGAAATAGCGAACATGGAAGGATAAAAAACAAAGAGTATTATTGGAAAAATGTGGAACGTGAGAGGGAGCGTTTGAGAAAAAGAAGTGGAACAGAAAGTTATTTAGAATACAAAAGGAAATATAGGCAAGAAAATAAAACGAAAGTTAGAGAGTATAAAAGAAAATGGGATAAAGAAAACGAGATTTTGTACAAGTTAAAAAATCACACTTACTTCGCTGAAAGGAAAGGGTTAAAAAGCGAATGGAATGAAGAGCATTATTACGAAGTAATGGAACAATTCGGAGGTAAGTGCAGTTTGTCGAGAGAGAAGAAAAACTTAAACATGGACCATTTCATTGCTATCGAAACAGGACATGGGGGCACTTACAAAGGAAATATGATTCCGTTAAATGAAAGATTAAACCAAACAAAAAGCAACAAAAACCCTTTTGAATGGATTAAAGAACAATCCTTTGATATTCAAGAAAACTTTAAAGGTGTTGTCAAATATCTTGCTGAACTGAATGGATTAGAAGTAAGTGAGTTCACAAAATTTGTTTATTGGTGTTACGAAAACAAGAGGACGGAAGAAGAAATAATAAAACAAAACGCAGATTAATTGGAGATATGGAAAAATAGAATAAAAGCTCTATGAAAACAATTCAGGGGCACGAATTGAGCGAATACGCTTAGTTTGTGTCCTTTTTTTATATTTAAAAGGGGGAGTAATAATATGAAAAAGCAACCAAAATACATTATAAAACACGTTATCCATCCACGCAGAAGAGGGAAAAAGACGGGTGTTTTAAAACCTGTCATAGCTAGCAACTATTACAAGTACCTTTCAAAAATTGGGGCTGGTTTCTAATGGTAGCTGAAATGTGGGCAGATACGCTAATCACTGAATATGAAGAGGGTAGACGTGATTTAAATCGTATGCGTGAAGAATTAGGTACGACAGAAAGAGATTTAAGCGACAAAACGCTAATAAACGGCATGATAAGCGACATGACGTTTAGTTTAAATTGGTTAAAAATCGGTAAAGAGCCTGGAGCGTTACGCGGTAACGATAGGCGTTCTGTTTATCAGCACCAGGTTTACATGGATATGGATCTATTCCCTAGTTTAGAGTTGCAACCTAAAGAAGAGTTGCCTGATGATGAAAAAAAAGCAATTATTGATATTTTAATGATTTTATCTGCAAGAGAAAGACAATGTTATGTGCTTTACAATGCTTATGCATTAACAATGCGCGAAATCGGTGAAGAATTAAAAGTGTCGGAAGACACTGTCAGAACCTATTTAAATCGCGCTGATAAAAAAATAAATAAAAAGCTTGTCACGGTTTTGTAACGGTTTTGCCAATGATTAGTAAGAGGCCCTTTAGTAAGAGCTCTATATTAGTATGAATTAGTGATTTTAGACCGTAGGTCGATTCTTTAACTCTTATTAGATTATATATACTAAGCGAAATATTAAAAATAAAGTCGATGAAATAATGGATAAATGTCGCGCTAATTTTAATTATAAAATACAGGAGGTGGTGATATGCCATGAGGAAGAAGAAGTTAACATTAAAACAACAAAAATTCGCTGATGAGTATATCATCATAGGAAACACTGAACAGGCGGCTATTAAAGCAGGATATAGTAAATCATATGCAAGAGGCAATGCACACAAACTGGTTGCAAATGTGAGCATTAAAGCGTATATAGAAGAACGGTTAGAAGAAATCAAATCAGAGAAGGTTGCAACTCAGCAAGAAGTTATGGAGTTTCTCACTTCTGTTATGCGTGGAGAAACGCACGAGCCGATTCCTTTATTAGATGGAGACGGATATCAAAAGGTGGTTAATGTAACACCAAATGCACAAGCGAGAAAGTCTGCTGCTGAACTTATAGGAAAGCGATATGCAATGTGGACTGATAAACAAGAAGTCGATATAACAGGCGCTGTTACATTCATAGATGACATAGGTGAAGAAGATGAAACTTAAACTATCAGAACTTATACCACAAGCTTTTCGTTCAGTTTGGAAGGCGGCAATGAGCCCTAATATATTAAATGTCGTTTGTAAAGGTGGACGAGGCTCAGGTAAATCATCTGATATTGCACACATCATTGTTCAAATGTTGATGAGATACCCATTGAATGCAGTTGGTGTTCGTAAGATTGACAAAACGATTGAGCTATCTATATTTGAGCAAATGAAATGGGCAATTAACGAGCAACAAGTAACCCATTTATTTAAAGTAAATAAATCACCTATGCGAATTACCTATATTCCAAGAGGTAATTATATTGTTTTTCGTGGTGCGCAAGATCCAGAACGTATAAAATCTTTGAAAGCTTCTAATTTTCCGTTTGCTATTGCGTGGATTGAAGAGTTAGCAGAATTCAAAACAGAAGATGAAGTAACAACCATTACGAACTCGTTATTACGTGGAGAATTAGGAAATGGTCTTTTCTATAAATTCTTTTATTCATACAACCCACCAAAAAGAAAACAATCGTGGGTAAATAAGAAATATGAAACACAATTTCAGCCAGATAATACCTATGTTCATCATTCAACTTACTTAGACAATCCTTTTATTTCTAAACAATTCGCAGAAGAAGCAGCGGCAACTAAAGAAAGAAGCGAGCAAAGATATGACTGGGAGTATCTAGGTAAAGCTATTGGCAGTGGAGTTGTTCCATTTGATAACTTGAATTTCAGAAGAATTACAGATGAAGAATATAATGCCTTTGATAATATACGTCAAGGACAAGACTATGGTTACGCAACAGATCCTTATTCTTTTGTTCGATGGCATTACGACAAAAAGAAACAAACAATTTATGCGATGGATGAGTTTTATGGCGTTAAACTTAGCAACAGACGTACAGCAAACTGGATTAAAGATAAAGGTTATGGGCGAACAACCACAGTATCAGATAGTGCAGAGCCGAAGAGTATCGCTGAACAAAAAGAATACGGAATACGTGTTGTAGGAGCTAAGAAAGGACCTGATTCGGTCGAATATGGCGAGGAATGGCTAGATGATTTAACGGAAATAGTAATAGACGCAAGACGAACTCCTAATATAGCGAGAGAGTTTGAAAGTATTGATTATCAAGTAGATCGTGACGGAAACCCAATACCTAAGTTAGATGATAAAGACAACCACACGATAGATAGTACGCGTTATGCATTTGAAAGTGATATGTCAAGAAGAAAAGCGAAAATAAGCAGCATAAATGTATGGTAGAAAGAGGTGAGTAAGTGAATAAAAAATGGTCTAAGTTTGATGGTTCAGTCATTGAAGAAACGCATGGAAGTATATTTTATTACCGTGATTTGTATGAAGGAAAACATGCACAGATATTTCCTAGAGCTAAACATTTAATTGAACAAGGCGAAATAACAGATAACATCATGTACGGTTCACGACAAGCACAGAATGTACAAACGCCTTACATTGTTGCAAATATATGTAAACTGATACCCGAAATACCCGCAATGCTTGTGAGCCGTTCTATCGGCAATATACAATCATCACTTTCGCAAGATGATTTCCAGGCAGAAAAGATTAATGCTGATACAGATGAAATTGTTGACGAGCCAAGAGACGAAGCAAGTGACATCATTCACGTGCAACAAGAAATCATTGATCAAATAGAAAAGAACAGTAAACTTAAATTCGAACATTGGGGCAACATCTTACAACAACAACTAGATGGTGGACTTGTCGGCGTTCCTTGGTTAGACGATAAAGGATTGAGACTAGAGTTTAAAGCGCGTGATGTTTACTATCCGCATGATGATGGATTAGGTGCCGACCTTGCCTATGAGATAGAAATAGAAGGCGATAAGTACCTTCATGTATATCGTGAAGAGGTTAAAAATAAAGACTTACACACATCACATATTTTATATTCGCTGAATGAACAGAGAGAAACAACCGAAGTAGAAGAGGTAGAAGCGAAAGAGCTGTTAGGTATAAATGAAATGGTAAAAGTGTATGAAGGTAGAGGTCGTCCTTTCATCATTTACTGGCCTAATGAAAAGACATTCATGAACCCGTTAGGTACTTCGTGCTTAAAAGGGCAAGACGGCAAACAAGATGAAGTGAATTGGACGCTTACAAGAAACGCAATTACCTTTGAGCGTAACGGAAAGCCGAGAATAGCAGTTAGCAAGGAAATCATGCAAGCGCTAGAAGACAAAGCAATTGATCGCTACGGCGACGGATCGAAAATAGACCACAGAGATTTAGAAGTAACAACGTATGATGACCAAGGTAAAGCGTTAGAAATCATTCAAATCGACGTAACTAAAATCGGTGACATCCAATGGGTAAAAGATTTAATGAAGCTCATGCTTATGGAAACAAAGACATCTGAAAAGGTTGTCGACTTTTACATGGATAATTCAAGAACAGGTGCACAATCAGGTGTTGCTAAGTTTTATGATTTATTCACATCTTTAATTAAAGCAGAGCAAATACAAGATGAATACATTTATTTCTTGCAACAATTGATTGAATCAGCTTTATGGTTAGCGAATTACAATGACGGTAGTGTGATTATTGAAACACCTGAGATAACAATTAAGTCCATGATTCCTATTAATCGTAAAGAGTTAATCGAAGAGAATAGCGAAGCATCTGAGTCTAACATTCAATCGCTTGAAACGACAGTAAGACGCATGAATCCAAATGCTAGTGAAGAGTGGGTTATGGAAGAGTTAACACGGATAGAAGCAGAAAAATCGAATGATGATTCTTTCAGCCTTTTGAGAGGAAGGCAAAACATAACTCAAATGATGGGCAACAAAGATGATGATGGAAACCCAATTGAAAGTAATGACGATAATCAGGATGATGAATAATGAATCAAAAACAATTGTTAGAAGTTATCGGTGCAATGAAAAATGAAATATTAGATATATTACTTAGTGCTAATCTTGCTAAGGATAAACAGGCGCAACAAGCATTATTAACAATTGAAAGCATGTTTGAAAGGTTAGACTTAGAAGTAACCGAAGTGATTCCCAAAGAAGTGCTAACGTCTTATTTTGACGGCGTTGATGAAGCAACTAAAGCTTTAAACAAAGCGGGCATAGGTCCGAAACATGGACTTGCTGCAAGTATATCCGGAAGCGGAAAGGTAGCTTCTGCATTTAATAATCATGTGCATTTAGAAGCTATAGCAGAAATAACAGATAACACCATGCTTGATTTTAAAGCTGCTATTCGAACGGCTCGAAATAATACAAATTTAAGCGTTAAAGATGCCTTATCATCTGTTAAAAAAGATTTACAGAGTGGAATTATCAAAGGAAGTCCGCGAGAAATCATTACTCGAAGAGCAGCCGAATCATTTATTAAAGAGGGAATGACAAGTTTTATAACGGTCGATGGTAAGAAATTGCCGTTAGATTTTTATAGCGAAGTTGTAACCAGGACTAACTTAAAAAAAGCTAATATTGACGGTGCCTTAAATCGTTATACAGACAACGGTATTCAGTATGTAACTGTTTCAGGAAACACACCTACTTGTCACGAATGTTATCAATATAGAGACATTGTTTTCAGTTTAATAAATAACGGTGGCGACTTTCCATACTTACCACCTAACACTTTTCCACTACATCCAAATTGTGAATGCAGTATATCCCCTTATGTTATCGAATATAAAACACAGAGCGAAATAAACGATGCTAAGAATAAAGCTGCTAAGTTTAACCCTGAAAAGGACACGAGAAGTGAATCGCAAAAGAAGGCATATGAAAGACAACAAGCATTAAATCGTCAATCAAATGCTGAAAAAAAGCAATTTATGCGCTGGAATTCAACACTTGGTGCTGATAACTATAAAACATTAGGCGCTTTCAGACGTGCAAAGCGTTCTAATTCGCCTAAGTTTCAAGAGTTACAAAGCGCCTACAGAAGTCTATCGCAGGCGACTTAAAAAGAAAAGAGTGATTAAATGAATAATACAAATTTAGACAGTGTTTTAGATGGTGCCATTGAAAAAATTGAATCATTGCGTAATAAAGTAGTGAAGAATATTAGCGTTGATGAATCATTCGATCAAGATGGCGAAATCAACCTTAATATTTATGTTGATTTTTATGAGGAGCCTAAAAGGTCGGCAAAAAACAAAGAAAAAGATAGAGTTACGCATGAATATCTTTAGACGACAAAGGTTGTCAATATTTCGTCCTAGACATCGACACTAAACTGTCACCAGGGTTGGCGCAGATACAGTTATTGCATGGAAACATAAGAAACCAATTAGCAACGGAAACGCGTGAACAGGTTCAACTCCTGTTACTTTTAGCCACAGACTTAAATGTTTGTGGCTTTTTAATTATGTTTAAAAACCGACCGCACAGCGTTAAAGTGCAAATCCATCGAGTTCATGACTCGTTAAATTAATGTAGGAGGATATAAACAATGAATAGAGACGAATTAAAAGAACTTGGTTTAAATGATGAACAAATAGAAGCGGTAATGAGTAGTCACGGAAAAACGGTTAATGCTACGAAAGAAGATTTGTCTAGTGCACAGACAGAGCTCGAATCGTATAAGACACAACTAGCTGAACGTGACACTCAACTTGAGGAATTAGGCAACAAATCGCAAGGTAATGAAGAATTACAATCAACTATTGATGCGCTTAAAGAAGCTAACAATCAAGCTAAAACTGAGCACCAGAAAGAATTAGAAAAAACTAAATTAAATTACGAACTTGATCAATCGCTTATTTTAAATAAAGCACGTAACCCTAAAGCAGTTCGTGCACTGCTAGATACAGAAACGGTCAAGTTTGATGATGAAGGCAAGTTAATTGGTTTATCCGAACAACTTGAAAGTTTAAAGGAGACGGATTCTTATTTGTTTGCGGTTGAAACAGGTAGCACACCACCGCCACCACCAAGTCATGTACCAGGTGCAGGAAGTAAAACAAATCCAAGAAGTGATGTCGACCCTAAAGAGGCAGGTAGACAAAAAGCATTAGAAAGACATAAAAAGGAGGAAGATTAATTATGAATTTACAACCAAGATTTCAGAAGATTGTAGGACAAAAAGAGTTTTTACGTAACTCGGTAGGCCTGGAGTTTAAAACGGCAGGCGCGACAATTGACGTAAGTAAGTTTGGTGATGTAGCAGAAGATGGTTACATCAAAGCGGGTACAGCAGTTTATTTAGGTGAGGAAGGATTCTACCTACCATGGACTGATGCACTTGAAGATGAGGCGAGAGACGGTGCTGGATTAGTTGCACATGATGTGAAGTTAATCAGCGGATCTAATGCCATTGTAGGAATATTGTTATCAGGACATCCGCTTGAAGACAAGTGTATCGGAGTAACAGAAGGATTCAAAAAAGCAACGAAAGGTTACCTACGCTTTGACGCGTAAATAAAAGGAGGAATAATATATGCCATTACATTTAGATGAATTTCAAAGAGAACAATTACAAGGTTATGTTGAGAATATACCAGCACAAAGAGAATACTTATTAAGTGCGTTTCTACCAAAGGAAAACTCGTACGACATCAACTTTGCTTACAATGTCATTAACGGAAAATACGGGGATAGCGCTTCTATTACGGGGTGGAACGCTAGTGCACCATTACGTGATAAAAAAGAAATTGAACAAGCGTTTGCCGAAGTTGCTAAAGTTCAACACGGTACACGTTTAGACGAAAAAGAACTGATTATGTTTAATCGACCGCGTGGCGAAGGAGAAAAGGCTCAAGTGGTTGAATATGTTTACGGAACTACTGATGACCTATCTCAAGGTGTAGACGATATTGAAGAGTATATGCGCGCTCAAGCCATTTATACAGGGAAATTAAAGTACGACGATAAAGAGAATGATATTCACATCGACGTTAATTTTGGCGTACCAGAAGAGAACAAGATTAAAAATACAACTGCTTGGAGTGAAGGTGGCTCAACGCCTTTAGAAGACATTCAAGTTGCTGTTGAACAATACAAAAAAGCCAATCAACGTCGTAAGCCACAAGTTATTCACATGACATCTGCAACTGAATCGCTATTGCTTCAAAATGAGCAAATCCGTACACAGGTTTATGGAGAATCAAATGGCGGACGTTTACTTACAAAAGCAGATGTGCAAAATGTGTTCACGACATTAGGCCTACCGCCTTATCAAATCAATGATGATGTGATTGTTGTTAATGGTGAAGAAGTTCAGCTGCTAGAAGATAATAAAGTTGTTTTAATGGGTGCCGACTTAGGTAGCACAATTGTGGGTCCTACTGTTGAAGGTAATTATAACCCTGGTAAGTTCGCATTACCTCAGATTACAAACAACCCACCAAGTCAAACAATTATTGTTGGTGAAGCGGTGTTCCCAGCATTAAAGAGACCTAAATCAATTGTAATACTAGATGTTGGCACACTTTAAAAGCCCGCTTACAATCGGCAAAGCGGTTGTAGGAGATAGTTTCAAAACAACGTAATAACAGCAAGCGCCAATTTAGGCGCTTTTTTGTTTTAAATTAAAAGGAGGATAAACATGACAAAATATATTGCACAAGCTTATTTGTCTCATAAAGGAAATATTGTTAAACCAGGTGAAGAAATCGAATTAACTAAAGAGCAATCAGAAAGACTAGGCGACAAGGTCAATCTTGTTTCAATTGAAAAGCAAACAGGCGAAAAAGAATTAAGCGAACATACTGTTGATGAACTCAAAGGTATTGCCGAAAAGCGTGGATTAGAAGATTATTCTAAACTAAAAAAAGACGAATTAGTCGCATTGATTGAAGATACAGAACAAGAACAGGAGTGATCAAATTGGTCACAAATGAAGAGGTTGAAAGGTATTTAAAAAACCTAAGTAATAATACTTTATTTACCGAATTAAAGGAATCAGATAAAGATAAGGCTATTTTTTCGGCATTAGAACTATTGAAAGATTACTTCCCTATCAAAAAGATAACAGATAGAGCCGTTGCTTTACAGGTGCTTTATGCACTCGAAGGTGAAGAGGAAGAGTACGCTAAGTTAAAGCGTCATGGCGTAAAATCTTACGCAGTTAAAGGCGTGTCTGTGACGTTTGACGGAAGTGGCATTTCACCTGACGTGATTCATTTAATTGAACCCACTAATAAAGCTAAGGTAGGTCGGTTAATATGAAGCCACCAATGCGCCAAGAAGTAACGGCAAATGTACCTATTCTTGATGAAAACGGCAAGCAAATAATTGATAAGTATGGCAAACCTAAAACTAAACCAATCGAATCAAAGGCCCGAGTGCAATTTAAGTCACAACTCGTGAGGGATGCACAAGGTCAAGAAAGACAAGTGAGTCTTGAGATAGACTTGCCAAGTCGGTTTAATCCGGATAGTGGAACTGAAATCGATTATGTAACTATTGCTGGCGATACCGGAAAGGGCACTATTGCATCAAAAGATGAAGTGACTAATATATCGGGCAGTAAAATTTATTACAGGACGGTGTATGTCGATGCCTAAAGATATTTTTAGTATTGAATGGGAAGGCCTTGATGAGTTCAATGACATGCTAGATGAAATGGATAAGCAACACGAAAAAATCATCATGGAAGAAATGACTACGTTTGGCATGTTAGCAGAAGAAGGCACAAAAGCACTTGTCCATCATGACGAAGGTACGCTTGAAGATTCAATTAACTTTGATAAAGCAAAAAAAGAAGGCGGTTCTGTTGTTGTTCGTGGTGGAACTAATGTCGCTTATGCTTTACGCCGTCATGAGGAACCTGGTCGAGGTCTAGGAACATTAGCAAAACCTATATGGCGTGGTTACAGACCAGGTCCTAAGTATATGGAAAATGCGATTAAAGCAATCGACAAAGATTACGACCGCATGAATGAACGTGCCTTAAATCGCATTATGGAGTTGAAATAATGATACAAGAATACCTTATGAATGAACTCAAAAAAATCATACCCGATTTAACTTGGTCCGTTGATTATTATCATGCAGAAGACAACACAGGAACAGTCTATACAAGCAGTAGTTTTAAACCAGGTGAGTATGATGTTGAATATCGCTATCCTGGTTATCAAATTTGGATTAGATCAAGTGATTGGGATTACGCGAAACTTGCAGCTGAATTAACGTTCGAAAAATTGCATAAAAAAACTAACTTTAAAGTAGATGTAAATTATGAAAAGGAAGAACAAGTGGTGTTAACAAAACATTACCTTGTTCTTTTAATTTTGGCTGCAAGTGACCCGATAAGAATTGGTGATAATGATGGAGTTATGGAATACAGCGTTAATTTTGATGTGACTTTAACAGAAATAAAGGAGGAAATTAAAAATGGCTGAAAAAGAATATATTTTCGGAGTAGCAGATATTGAAATTGGTGAAGGTGATAACCTGATTAAGTTTGACGGTAAAGACTATTTACAAGCGGAAGGTGGTTCTTTAGCACTTACGCCATCTTACACAGAGTTCCAGTTTGAGGACTTTGGAGAAACGATTGTCGAGAGACGTCTAGCTGGATGGGAAGGTACAGTAACGATCGTTGCAGGACAAGAAGATACTGAAATTTTAGACTTAGCACTTGCGTCTACCGAGAAAATCACAGACGTTGACGGTGGTGGCGATGGCGTTATGGATGCTGCGATTGGTACGAAATTGAAAGGTCGTAAAGTACGTATCCATCCTAGAATTTTACCTGAATCAGTGAAAGATATGGATTGGACCATTTACAATATGAATTCAACAGAAGGCTTTGAGCGCGAGTATAATCAAGAACAAGGTAGTGTAACAATTACTTTAACAATGTCACCTCGTGAAGATTTTGACGCATCTAAGCCAGGTAATTTCTTTTACCGTGGTGGCGTAGATCCTAACGAAGTAACTCCTTAAAAAGTCATCAATAGGAATGACGGTTATTGGAGGCAACATCACAAGTTAACATAAAAGCAAATAGCAACAAATATAACAGAGAGCCTTTTCAGGGCTCTTTTTTTGTACGTAAATTTAATAATAACAGGGGGATTTAATAATGAAAGTTAATTTAAAAATCAAAAATGAAGAAGAAAACTCGGTAAAAACAGAACAATTTGAAGTTGAAGAGGTTAGCTTATTTCAAGTAACGCGTGCGATCAAAGTAATCAAAGATATTGTGTCGCTAACTAAAGAAGATGAAGATTTAAAAGCCTTACTAGCTCAGTTTTTTGATGATGCTCAAAGTGATATTGCTGAAAGTGACGAAGATGAAGCGGGCAACAAAATCCTAGAACACGCAACAGGCGCACTTGATGTTTTGCTTATGGAAGTGCCAGACAAAGCAATTGAATTGCTGTCAGCTTTATCAGGCGTTGGTTTAGATACGTTAATGCAACAAAAATTAGATGATGCTTTTGATGTTTATGATGCGATTATTCAAGTAAATGACATTGATAAGTTGATTCAACGCGCAAAAAAGTCTTTCGCATTAACGAAATCACAAACGAGGATTATGAATCATTTCAAGAGCAAGGAAACAGAGAAGCCGAAACAAGTAACAAAGACAACGCAAGCATAACAGAAGCGTTTGTCTTTAAACTTTCCGACCAATTAGGTGGCAGAAGTGAAGTTGTCGATAGTCCAGCAGTTGAATTATTCAAATATATGGACATGTCGATTGAAAAAGAAAGACAAAAAGTTAAAGAAAAACAAGCGGAAATGTACATCAATTACTTATCAAATATATTTTCGCAACAACCACAAGAAAAACCTTCACCTGAATATTTACGTGCAAAAAAAGAGTTTGAAAGTTTACTTATTCCTGAAAGTTCGCAAGGAAAACAAGTCAGTAAATCATATGAATGGGATTTTAACCCTGATGAATATATTGAACATAAACAATAAGCGTTAAAAATATCGAAGGAAGGAGGAATAAGATGGCAACAGTTAGAGAGTTACAAGCTCAATTTATAGCGAAAGCGAATGGTTTTAAATCTACTATTCAAGGTATCAAGAAAGACGTCAATAACTTAGCGAGAGATACAAATAAAGCGACCAGTTCGATGGGTAAAGGCTTTAAAGATGGCGTAGCTGGATTACAAAGTAACATGAATAAAGCCAGTAACTCATTAAGAGATTTTGGTGATGGGTTGGGAAATGCTTCTAAAAAAGTTAGCGATGTAGGTTGGAGTTTAACTAAAAAATTGACAATTCCAGCAGGATTAGCGACTGCAGCAGTTGGTGGATTAGTAGCTAAACTGGGATGGGATAGGCTTAAATCAGTAGACGAAGCTCAAGCTCAACTTAAAGGGTTGGGTTACACAGCAGAAGATGTCGAAAGAATTACAGGTCAAGTTACACGTGCCATCGAGGGTGGTATGACCACCATGGGGGAAGGTACCGCAATTGCTGCAGGAGCTTTAGCTGCAGGAGTAAAAGAAGGTGCTGAACTTGAAAGATACATTCGTCTTGTTGGTGATGCTGCAGTGGGAGCAAACAGGCCTGTTGAAGAAATGGCGATGATTTTCAACCGCGTGCAAGGTGGCGGTAAGTTAATGACCCGTGAATTGAACATGATTGAAATGGGTATGCCTGGCTTTGCTCAAGCGATGTCTAAACACCTAGGTGTCTCACAAGAAGCATTTAGAGAAATGGTAACAGACGGTAAAGTTAGCTCTAAAGACTTTTTAATCGTCATGGATGACTTTGCAGGCGGTATGGCCGAAGCTTATTCAGAAACTTGGAGCGGTATGGTGGCAAATACGAAAGCTTACGTTGCTATTTTAGGTGAGAACCTGCTTGGCGGGGTATTCAAAAAATCAAAAGAATCGATTGCTGAATTCATCGAATTAATTAGTTCGCCTGAAGTTCAGAAAAAGGCTGCAGAAATGGGCGAAAGTTTAGGTAATTCATTTACGAAAATCGTTGATGGCGCGAAGTCTGTCGTTAAATGGTTTATGGAATTAGATACTAAATACCAAAAAATGATATTAAGTTCAGCGGCTATAGCAATAGCTTTAGGTCCGTTTTTAATAATGGTTGGTAAAGTCGGATCAGGCGTGGCATTTTTCGTTAAAGGGTTAGGTACACTAATTGGATTTTTGGCTAAAGTTCTAACACCTATAAAATCGCTGAGCACAAGCACAGGTTTGGCCGGAAGAGCTTTCACATTTTTAAGCGGGACAGCTGGAGTAGTCATTGGTTGGATAGGTGCCTTTGTTGGAATCATTGTTATGGCTTACAAAAAATCAGAGCCATTTAGAAATTCAATTTCAAATATTGGTACGGCTTTCAAAAACTTGTGGGAAAGAATTAAAGACCTTTTACCCTCTTTTGGATTTGTCAAAGACGAATTCGGAGCAGTAAAAAGTGTTGCCATGACATTATATGATGGATTGAAACAATTAGCTGACGTGATATTTAGAGTGATAGGTTCAGCTTTCGCCTTCCTTGTTAATAAATTAACGTTTGCAATCGACATATTTGTTGCATTGCTATCTGGAGTAGAACACTTTGCAGAAGGTTGGAAACGAATATTCAGTGGTGATTTTAAAGGCGCGATTGAATCATTTTCTACGGGTGTCAAAACAATGGCAAGCAATGTTAAAGAGGTATTTTTAAACATGCTATCAAGTGTTTGGGGATATATTAAAGATGTAACGCCTAAATGGGTTAAATCTTTCTTAACTTCAACAGGTGACATATTAAAGAATGTCGGTATATTCGTTATAGAATTACCTGAAAAAGTTTTAAATGGCATAGCTGAAGGTACAAAAGCAATTATCAGTGGTATGCCTGGGTGGAGTCTTGCTTTCACAAGGGGTCTAGACGATATTATCATGAAGTTCGGTTCTTGGTCAGCAAGTGTGATCAAATGGTTAGGGAACGCAATCGTAGATGGTTCAATTTATATCTATGAAAACATTCCTAAATGGACTAAAGCTTTCATAAGTGAATTACAAAACATATTAAAAAGTATTGGCTCATGGGCTAGTGATCTAGGAATAAAGATCTATCAGGGAATCAATAACGTAACGAAAAACATCGTTACGAGTATCGTTGATTGGTCTGTTGCATTTGCTAAAGGATTAGGAAACATATTAATTAAAATTGGTGTGTGGGCAAGAGAATTACCTTCAAAAGTAATTAAAGGCGTAAAAGATACTACACCAAAAATAACTGTAAGCATCGGCGAATGGGTTATATCGTTTGCCGAAGGTTTGGGCGAAATTTTAAAAGGAATAGGCACGTGGGCGAAAGAATTACCCGGCAAAGTTGGAGAAGGAATTTCGCATGCGCTACCACAAATTACAGAAAAGTTGAAAGAGTGGAAAGACACATTTTCAGAAAAGACAAAAGAGATCACTTTGGATGTTTGGGAGTGGGCAAAAGCATTACCAGGGAATATCGCTAAAGGATTAAAAGAGGGCGCCATATTCATATGGGATACTTTAACAGGTTGGCAAGAAACGGTCGATGAAAAAACAAGTAATTTATCCGAAAACATTGTTAAATGGGCCAAAGAAATACCTGGTAAAATCGGCAAAGCATTAGGTAATGGCGCAAAAGTTTTTGATAAGTGGATAATGGAACAGCATGAAGAAAACAAAAAGTTTTATGGTGGTTTAGCTGAAAAGGCGGGAAAGTGGCTTGGCGATAAAGTTGGCGAAATCACCAAAGGTCTAGCTAAGTGGGGCGTGGCGTTTGCAGACTTCTTTAAAGAGCTACCTGGCGAAATAAAAATAAAAGCTGTTGAAATGTGGGAAACGTTCAGCGAGAACTTTTTGGAAAAGAAAGATAATATTACCGAAAAGCTAGGCGAGTGGGGCGGCGCTATAACAGGCTGGTTCGCAAAAATGCCAGGAAAGATTAAAGACAAAGCTGTCGAAATGTGGACTAATTTCAAAGATAATTTTATCGACAAAAAAGAAAATATTACCGAGGGTATGGAATCTTGGACAACCAGCATAAGTGATTGGTTTAGAGAAACAGGCGGAAACATAAAAGAAAAAGCCACGAAATTTGGTACTAACTTTAAAGACGGTATTGTTGAAGCTAAAGACAATGTTATAGAAGGTTTTAAAAATTGGTGGCAAGGTGTTCAAGATTGGTTTAGTGACTTATTCAAAAGTGGCGAAGTTAAAAAAGAAGGAAAGAAAATTGTCAAAAACATTGGCGAAGGCGTAGAAGAAAACGAGGACGACATACTCAGTAAAGTCGGGGAAATTATACTTAAAATCCCAGGTTACATTTTAGGGATTGGTGCCATTCTGTTGTTTGCAGTTGGTCGTGAATTAATGAGAAATGTTGGAAAAGGTATATCAGCTGGTTGGAGCTTAGTGGGAGAGGTTCTTGATACGTTTTGGACTGATATAAAAGAAGTCTTTAATTCCAATCAAGAAGAGATCAGGAAACGACTGGAAACAAACTGGCTAGGTCGTATGTTTTTATCAATTTATGATTGGGCAGTAAAGGTTAAAAAAGAGATAAGCGAGTTTTGGGAAAATACTAAACAGAAATTTAAAGAAAAAGCAGCAGAAATTTATTTGAGTTTTAAAGAATCCTGGTTAGGTAAGATGATTTTTGCGGTTATAGACTTTGCGCTAAACTTTAAAACTCGCATGAGTGAAATGTGGTCTAATGTAACGAAAACGTTTAAGCAGAAAATGTCTGAAATAGTAACAGCGTTTAAAAACAGTTGGATTGGCCAAATGATATCTAACGTTATCAGCTTTGCTAAGAACTTTAAGCAACGCATGAGTGAAATGTGGGAATCAGTAAAAGAAAAATTCAAGCAGAAAATAAACGAAATATTCCAATCAGTAAAAAATAGTTTTATTGGACGCATTATTACTAATATTGTTAACTTTGCCAGGAATTTCAAAACGAATATTAGTAATATGTGGACGAGTTTAAAAAACACATTTACAAGTTTTATAGAGTCAATAAGAAAAAGTATCGCAAATAGTTTTGTCGGTCGAATTTTAGAAAGTGGTCGAAACCTAAAAACCAACTTCGTTAAATTGATCACTGATATGTGGGATGGCGTTAAAAAGCAATTTAATAATATTGTTGATGGCGCGAAAGCGCTACCTGGTCGAATTGGTAAAGGAATACGTAGCGCTCGACAGACAGCTATAAATGCTATGAAATCAGTCGGTAATGCGTTGATTCGCTGGGGTGGTATTCCGTTTAACAAAGTAGTCGACGGTGTTAACTGGATCACTACAAAATTAGGCGTTAAGAAAAACATAGGAAAATGGGATTACCCGCAATATGCTAAAGGAACGGGTAGTCACCCAGGCGGTCATGCTATTTTAGGTGATGGTATAGGTAACAACGCAGGTCCAGAGTTAACAATGTTACCTGACGGAAAAGCGTTTATGAGCGCTGATTCGCCAACATTATACCCTAACTTACCAAAAGGTACGGAAGTCTTGTCAGCAACTGACACAAGAAGATTTTTAGGTGCTATACCACAATATGCAGACGGTAGCGAAAGATATAATAAAATGAAAAAAGCTCACAGTCCAGAAGGTAAAAAGAAAAGAACACAAGATACGTCTAAAGCACTTGAAAAAGGTAATGAATCAATAGATGATGTTTGGAGTTATATCAAGAGTCCAGGAAAATTATTAAACTTAGCGCTTGAAAAGTTTGGTGCAAAAGTGCCTGATAATTTAGGTAACTTTAAAGATATGATTACCGGAGCGTTTGGCAAAGTGAAAAGCGCTGCTTTGAGTAAAGTCAAAGATACGTTTAAGAAACAAGAAAGTGCTATTGGACCAGCTGGACCTTCAAGTCCTGGAGCTGCCGCATGGAGAAGTCATATCAAGTTAGCGTCAGCAACAATGAATGCCAACGCTTCTGCATCTGAAGTCAATGGTATTATCGCTCAAATCAATAGAGAATCAGGCGGTAATCAGCGCATCGTACAATCTAATGCTGTTTGGGATGTTAATACGGCTGCAGGAAATCCTGCAAGAGGGCTATTACAGTATATCCCGCAGACTTTTAATGCTTATAAAACTAGAGGTCATGGAAATATCTATTCAGGATATGACCAGTTAAGAGCGTTCTTTAATAACTCAACATGGCGCAGAGATTTACCTTATGGCCGTCGCGGTTGGGGCCCTAGAGGTGCAAGGCGTGGATATGCAGATGGCGGCATTGTAGATACGAAACAATTAGCTTGGATTGCTGAGGGTGGCTGGGCCGAATCAATTATCAGTCACGATCCCGCAAAGCACGCATCACAAAAGAGTATTTGGGAAAAGACAGGCAACGCATTAGGATTTAGTGATGAAAACGACAGCATAAAATTACTGAAGCGTATAACAGAAGTACTAGAAAAAGAAAAAGACAGCGAATTATTGAAGAAAATTGCAGCAGCAATCGAAAAAGGTCACATCATTGAAATGGATAAAATAAAAATAGCGGATATTCTTCACGAGCCTTTAAAAACAAAAGATGCGGAGTATTCAGTGGGGAGGTATTTTTAATTGCGTAAATATGAAGTAGCAAAATTTTACGATAAAAACATGAGTTTGATTATTACAAATGACATTGTAGTAATTGATGTTGAAATACCGTCTATCCCCTTTGAAAACAAGTGGACAGGAGGTGACGATGGAATCATTCCAATTCACCAAGGTGTAGACATCAAACAAAGAGAAATCAAAGTAACTACCATGATGGAAGCATATGACGTGCCAGATTATTATTTATCAAGAAGTGAATTGTATGCGATTTTCGGTTATGGAGTTCCGTTTTACCTTGTTTTAAACAATGAAAGCGGAAAGCGTTATAAGATAATTCTTGATGATAGTTACCTTCCTGAACGCCTGCTTCCGACAATGGGAAGAATTGAAATACCATTTATAACTACAGAACTACCATACGCCGAATCAATCGGCACAACTTCCGACATTCAAAAAAACGGACTAAGTGCTGATGATGGTATGTGGTCTTTTGGCATGGGTTTAGAGTCAGTCGACGACGCATTGAAATACACTCATCAATTACCGCGGTTTAGTCGTATGGATTTTAAAATATACAATGCAGGAAATATACCGATTCACCCTTTT